CGAGCAGATCCTTCGCAAGGCCGACACACTGGGCAACGAGCCGATGAGCGATGAAGAAGCGCGCGCGTGGTTCGAGTTCACCGTAAAAGAGAATCAGGAGTTGCTGGCGAGGACGCGGAAAGGGTGACGAGCGATGGAAAAGGAACTGCGGGACATTGTGAAGGACTTGCGTGAAATGAAGATATGGGGGCGAGCCGATATTACTGGCCCAGTGCGGGATGGGTTTAATCACATCGCTGACCGCATTGAAGCCGCCCTCGCGGAGAAGCCCGCCGAGCGGCCACGCAACCTAACTGACCACCAGCAAGCGGTAGAGGAAGCTGCTGGAATGCCAATCGACTGGGGCATGGCGAATGCTTCACAAGTTGCGGCCGTGCCAGCCAGCGTGCAGGGGAGCGGGGAGCGCGATGAAGCGCCAATGGGACGCAGCGAGTTCGATAAATTGAAAGCGCAAAAAGATGCGATTATCGAGCGTGAGCGTGAGGCCATCCGCCAATCAGCACGGGAGCCGCTTTTACTGGCGATGAAAAACGCTCTCTACGCACAAACAAACGAGGAAACGGACGAGATACTTGAACAGGTGCTTATAGAAAACAACTGGGGAGTAAGCGATTCCGCGTCGCCAGCGAAGGAGCAGCCATGAAACCCCAGCGAGCGAAGAAGGCGAATGAGTCCCTGTGAGCACATCAAGTTCCCGGATGGCAGCGTGGCCATCGTGCGTTTTGCGAAACGCCGTGGGAAGAAGTGTGCGTTCTGCCATCTGCAAGCTACGCGAGAATGCGATTACGAGCTGGGCCGCACGCTCGACGGCCGTGTGATCACCTGCGACGCGCCGATCTGCGCCAGTTACGCGAAGCCGATTGGTGAGAACAAGGATCTCTGTCCACGCCATTCGTGAATATATACTCTTGACCACTATATATACTGTCCTTTAAGATGAGCCCGATGCGAGATCCGGCCACCGCTGACAGTTGCTTGGTTTATGTTGCGTGGTCCAAGAGAGGTACTTGCATCTACGTCGGCAGATCGTTTATCGGAATGCAGCGATTCAGGAAGCATGAGACGTTTGAAGAAAATCAGAAAAATATCGAAGTCCTTGAACTGAACTGGTGCACAAATCGACAGGAGGCAATTGATCTCGAGAAGCGGTTGATCAGGGAATACAAGCCGAGGGCGAATAAAATTAAGTACACCGCAGGTCAGATGACCCCGAGGAGAAAGTTCAGGATTGATCACTTGAAAACCTATCTCTTGAAGCTGGACGACGATGTTTACGAAAAATGGAAACGAGCGGCTGATCAAGATGACATGAAGCTTGCTGAGTGGATCCGCTCTCAGTGCCAGAGACAAATATCTTCCCCGGCCCGGGAAGCGAAGGTGAGAAATGGTAAGCGTGCAGACAATCGTGCGGCGCACTCCGTACGGATGGGAAACCCTGCTCGTCGTGAACGGCGTAGTCGGCCGCGCGGAAGAAGTCCTGTGTCTGGAGGAGTTCATCGCACCTCCGTCACCTTCGTGGACAAAGAGGGAAGAGGAACTGATCCTGTTCCCGCCGCCGTTACCGCAGGAGATGGTGGACTTCATCGATGCGACAGACCGGACTGCCAGATCTGCAAGTTCCGCAGGGAGTTGAAAGGTAAGAAGTAAAATATCGGGGAGGAAAGATGGGCACACTCAGCACACTCGATCACACGGGTGACACGCGCATCCAGTGGGATCCGGAAAATCCACGGCTGGATCGACACGCCTGAAGGCGGCCACATCGTCTGCCCGGGAGACTGGATCATCACGGGCGTCGCCGGCGAGAACTATCCGTGCAAGCCGGACATTTTCGCGAAGACGTACGAACCAGTTCAGGAGTAGGATAGGCAGCCATGATCTACTTCAACACCAGCGACGAGAAGCACATTCTCATCATCGATCTCGAGGGCCTCGATCTCCTGCGCCAAGGGAATGCGATTATTTCTCCGGACGGTCTGGTCTTCGTCGCCATCTCTGTTGATGAGAGCTGGACGGCCCAGCAGTTCCAGAAAGAATTCACGACTGGAGATAAGAAGCTCACCGCCGAACGAATGAAAGCGATCCTCGCCGAAGGTTTGTTGCGTCCCGATCCGCGAAAGAAGCCTAATGAAGAACGCTAAAGGCGATCCGATCTACAAGCACATCGAGTTCAAAGTGTTTGTGGGTGGGAAAATATTCCCGATCAAGTTCACTGCGAATCCCGGGAAGATGTTCAATCAAGCGAACATCGATCACGAGCTCGAGCGCGTCGCCGCGTACATCGAGGAAAAGTTTCCGAATCTCGAGTTTCGGATGGTGGAATTGCTCCCGAACCGATTCAACTTCATAGCGGTTGGGCAGCGAGGAAAGGTAAAAGATGAAAGCACGCAAGACAACAGAGAGACCGCCAACAATACGGAAGATGTGGCAAGTGTTGATGGAGGTGGCCAAAAAAGCGAACGATCAAGCGAACGAGATATATGTCCTGCAGAACAATCTGCCGGGGAATCGAGATCGAGTGGTCAGCAACCAGATGACAGCGGCTACGGAAAGCGAGCCGAAGACGTCGTCGATGCAGACCGTGGAGAGGCGAGTATGCCATGTGAACGGCCATCAGATCTGCCAAATCGACAGACAAGTGCCGAACACGGAGCTCGCGGATCCATCGAAAGCGTTTCACCGCACGACGATCACGAAGCAGGAACTGATCTGCCTGCACTGCGGCATGACGCTTGAAGAAATTCGCACGGCGAAGTAGACTCCCCTGCAGGTGTGCTGGATGTGAAAGTCCGGAGGCTGTTAACCTGGGAGGGAAGGCAGCCTCTGGCGCATTGCGGAAAAGCTGTACCGCGAAAATCAGCCGAGACAAGTAGCGCGGCAAATACAAGAGGACAATATGGCTGATGTGATCGCGAAATTCCGCGTTGATTCAGTAGAGAACTTTTTCCATCCACCAAAGGCGCACAGCGTGAAGCTCTCGGCTGTGTACCCATCGAAAGATGATGCGGCGAACATGGAAGAGAATAAGCGTTTTTCAGAAGCGACACCGAGTGGACAGATCACCATGTACATCTCGAATCCGGCAGTCTACGGTACGTTCGTTCCCGGTGATGAGTTCTACGTGGAGTTCACGAAAAAGTTGAAGGTTTAACCCATACAACCGCGAAAGGCAACACGGCGGCAGCGACGATGCAGATGAAGCACAGGGATGGCGCGAAGGGTAAGCCGTGTAGACGGCGCGAGACCGGAGCCGAAAACTCCAATCCATCTCCGAGAGCAGATGCGTAGTACGTCGGGCTCGTCGCCGTGTTGCCACTTTTAGTGATAACCTCTCTCCGTGGCCACCGCAGTTCAAGACCCAGCTCGCACGCTGAAAATCTCCGACTTCTACAGACCTTGGCCGAAGCAGGAACTCTTTCACTGTCTTCCGGCGAAGCATCGTCTGCAGGTTGGAGGATTCGGGTCTGCGAAATCACGCGCACTGTTGATGGAAGCAATCGCGTGCCTCACCGACTGCCCCGGCGCCAACGGTATCATCCTCCGCAAGACCATTCCTGATCTGAAGCGCACCGTCATCGACAAGTTTGAAGTGGACGTCCCCAAAGCCTTCTACGAAAAGGGATCGCAAGAGAAGGGCACGTTCAACAAGAGCGATCACATCGTGTACTTCCCGCCAGTCTGGTGCGACGACTACGATCCTGAAAGCGGAGAAATAATCTACGAAGACGAAACGAAGAAGAAGCCGAAGCGCGTGATGCGCCAGAGCAAGCTTTACTTCGCGGCCTGCGAACGCATCGAGGATGTCGGCAAATATCTATCGACGGAGTTTCTCTTCATCGGCTTCGAGGAGCTCGGCGAGTTTCCGTACCTGATCTACGACGCGATGGAAGGACGCAACCGCTGCACGATACCAGGCGCGCGGCCCTGCATGGCATCAGCGACGAACCCCATGGGCGTGGGCTGGGGCTGGATCAAGAAGTTGTGGATCGAGAAGAAGCCAGTGCATGGAATGGATCCGGAGAAATATAATCCGGACGACTATCAGTACGTGCACTCGACCGTTGACGACAATCCCATCCTGATCAAGGACAAGAAGTACGTCGAATCACTCGAGAAATCTCCGCTGCGCGAGAAGATCCGCTGGGGCAACGTCGAGACCGTCAGCGGCCAGTACTTCGATAACTGGGAAGAGAATGCGCGCGTGCTGCCGGCGTCGAAGTTCATCTTCGAGCGGTGGCAGCCTGTGTGGGTCGGCTGGGACTATGGCTTCGGCCACTTCGCGGTGATCACGTTCTGGACGAAGGCGATCCTGAAGCCACGCTTTGAAAGCGAGAAGCCGCGCATCGTGAATGTGACACTCGCGGAACTCGTGCTGCACGAGAATACGCCAAAGCAGCAGACGGAAGCTTTGATCGCCATGATCCCGCGAGTGAAGAACGAAGACGACGGAACTGAAGGCTACGCGTGGGACATCGATTCAGTCCACCTGTCGTGGGAACGATTCAATCGCACGGTAGAGAACAGGACTGTGGCTGACGAGATCGGAGACTACCTCTCGGCCGCTGGATTGCCCCGTCCTACTCGCAGCAACAATGATCGCGTGGCTGGGTGGACGACGATGTACGAAATGATCGACAGCGACGAGTGGTTCATGATCGAGGGCGCCTGCCAGACAGTTGCAGAATCTGTTCCGCTGCTGGTTCGCGGCGATGGCATCACTGTTTCGGCGGAAGATGTCGTGAAGCCGAAGGGCGTGAGTTTAACGGATGACTGCGGCGACTCCCTGCGGTATGCTGTTGCTGGATTTCTTTTGGAAGCCAACGAGAAACCACGTAACCAACTTCTTCGGGAAAAACTCGCTGGCATCAAAGACCCAATGCAACGCCACATAGCTGCATTCCGTGAATGGAACAAAGAACAAGCCGAAAATCGAAAACCACAAGGCCCCGGTAAAATCATTCCGTCATGGCAAAGGCGAATAAGGCCGTAAAAGATGACCTTCCAAGTAGGACACCAGCTTAGAAAAGTCCACGGACATACTTCCGGCAGTGGGAAGAACGCGAGAGTAAGCAGGACGTACCAATCTTGGCACTGCATGAAATTGCGTTGCCTTCGTTCCTACCACAAACACTTCAAGGACTACGGTGGACGCGGAATAAAAATTTGTCGAAGATGGATGAGCTTTGCCAATTTCCTCGCCGACATGGGAGTGCGCCCAGCAGGAAAAACGCTCGACCGTTGGCCCAACAGAAACGGCAACTACACGCCACGAAATTGCCGATGGGCAACTCCTAAGCAGCAAGCCGAAGGCCGACGACCATTGCCGCCATTTTCACGCGAGCATCGTCAGCACATAAGCGAAGCAGCAAAACGTCGAGAGCAACGAAGGAAGAAAATATGAGCTTCTTCGCAAATCTTTTCCGTAATCGTAGGGCCGAAGCGGCCGAGGCGAATGCCGAACGCATCGTGGCGCTGTGGAAAGAGCAGGTCTGCCGGCAGATCGAGATGGAAGCTCGATTGGTTGAAGCGCATCGTGTCCACGTCGCCGCGATCGAAGCGCTGAACCTCCAACTTCAGTATGAGTCCATGCGAGAGCGCACCGAATTGAAAAAGGCTCACGCCGACGAGCTGAAACGTGTTATAGAAGAGAAACAGAAATTGTGGGACGAGCTCACGAAAGTGAGATACGTCGAGACCCCAGCACTCCGGCAAGTGCAGGTGAACACAACGGAAGACAGCGCACCGCCGCCATCGCCGAAGTTAGAGACTCCAGTCGGCACTCCCTGGCAGCGAGTACAGCGATTCTACGCAGAGCAACAGGAAGCGGCAGCACGAACCCGTTTCACGAAGCCTGCGGAGGCTCCTGTAAAGGGAGAGACAAATGGCAATGATGGCGAAGGACGGGACTCGGCACCACTCGGCAAGCCGAGCTCGAATGCATGATGAGTTGTCCACGAGCAAAGGATCCGCGACAGTAACACCGATGCGGACGCCCGGAGCTGGCGAGAAAGATGGAGGTCAGGGCCCGAAACACCCGCAACCTTCAACGACTTCGATCACCGATCACGTCAACGAACACGGTCCAGCGCACGCGGTCCATCACGAGTTCGACAAAGGCTCGAATCTTCACCACGTAAGTTCCTTCCACGGCGACGCAAAACCCGGAGAGAACGACCACCCGGGCGCGCACCACTCGCAGCACAAAACTCACGCCGCCGCTCACCAGCACATGGGCAAATCCATGGGCCTCGATCACGAAGCCGAAGATCGTCCCGAAGAAGAGGGCGACGAGACTCCGGATTCGACAGAGGATCAGGAAACCGGAAAGCACGCAATCCCCGGCCTCGCGTAAACCGCAATGCCGTGGACCTACAAAATCGAAGCATGCCCTTCGTGCGGGAAGAAACGGAGAATCCAAACCTGCAGGAGTAGACGACTCTGCAAGGATTGCAGTAATGCGATAAATTCGCGCAGAGGTGCTGCCAGCAACCTGTTCAAGCACGGTGGAACAGGACGCACTGAGTTTGTTATTTGGTGCTCGATGCGTCAACGCTGTATGAATCCAAAGCATCCGGCCTACGCTGACTACGGTGGACGCGGGATCAGGATTTGTGAACGGTGGAACAAGTTCAAGAATTTCCTGAAAGACATGGGGCCGCGCCCCAAAGGCAAATCGCTGGACCGTCGAAATAATGACGGCGATTACACTCCGCGAAATTGCCGGTGGGCCACGCGATTCCAGCAAGCGAGAAATAGAAGGCCACGCCAGAAGTTAACATTGGAACGGTGGCTGGGGATGGTGGCCCATTCCATGGACACCTAAGCAGTTCAGATTTCTGATGTCTTCAGGATCTCCGCTCACTGAAGCTCAGAAGGAGAAAGACAAGGCCGAGGCGCACGCGGATCCCTCGATGGTTCATCGTAAAAAGGGATCGCGAATGGCCGAGGCCTTCAGGAAGGCACGCCGGGGATGAGTGAGCTCTACGAATTCAACGCGAACGGAAGCTGGATCTCTCCGCAGATGGGGCGTTACGTTCGCGAGCATGCACCGCTGGCTCACGAAGTGCGCGTCCATCCGATGCAGATGAGGAAACTCGTGCAGCTCTATCCTCCGGAGCCGCCGAAGAAGAATGCAGATGTCACGTTGTCGCAATTGGGTCACGTATTTGCAGGCCTGCACCTCACGCAGGATCAGTACATGCCGGACAGTGAGATGCATTTCTACGACGCCTCGGGAGCGCTCGTCGCAAAGATAATCGGGCTGGAGCGGTAGTGATCAACGAGAAAGCGATCAAGGGCGAAGAAGGCACCGGATACGAAGGACCAGAAGGCGGCGCTTTTCGTTGCTCCAACTGCGAGTACTTCAACTCCACCACCGACGGCTGCAAACAAGAAGACATGAAGAAAAAATCCAAGCGGGAGCGGTTGCCGAGTGGCGATGTCCTCGTTCAACCAGGCGGATGCTGTGAGTACATCGACAGGAGGAAGTGATGGCCGGGAATAGGTGGATGCAGAAAGTCAGCAGCGGGATCAAGCATCGCGGCACGGAAGGCGTGTTCAGTTCTGCTGCGAAACGCGCTGGCAAGAGCACGCATGCATTTGCCGAAGAACACAAACACTCGAGCGGTAAGGTAGGAAAGCGCGCGCGCCTCGCATTGGCGTTTGCAAGCGCAAAGCACTAACTGAGGAGTCCCAGTGGCGACAGCAGTCCAAGATTATGCCGGGAGCGCTCAGGCGCCTGACGAGAAACCAAGTCAGGAACCGAAGTACGACATCGGTGTCCTCGCAGGCCTCGAATGGTCCCGCGTACCGAACGCCAAGCTCGATACCAAGCAACAGAATTTACTGAAGGAGATCGCGCGCAAAGCGGCGAAGCGCGACTATCCTGCTCGGCTGATCGAAGTCATTCAAGCGTGGGAAGCGGCTCTGTTCTATCGTGGCTTCCAGTTCCTCATTCCGCAGCGTGGTGGCGGCTGGATCATCCCGGGCGAAGCGACGGGTTACGGGCCATCGATGCAGATGGACATGGCGCTCCTGCCGACGAACATCTACTCGGCACGCGCACAGATGATCATCGCGGCCTTAACGCGTACCGTCCCGAACGTACGCTTTGCTCCAGTCCGCGCGAACTCAGACGCACAGATCACTGCGGCTGATTCCGCTGAGAAGTTCCGCAAGGTCATCAGTAAAAACAACGACCTGATCCAGATCCAGACGGACGCCTCGCGCTATCTATGGACGGACGGACGATTCCTGTACTACTCGCGGTTTGTGAAGGACGGCCAGAGATTCGGTTGGGAAGAGGACGACGAGCCAGATGATCTCGTTCCGGAAAACGAAGGCGAGCCTGGTACGACTCCTGTTGAGGGTGCCGCTGCTGCAGCGACGCCGGAATCTCCTGAGACCGCTAAGGAAGGCGCCGAGAGCAAAGAAGTAGTGCCCGAAGGCCAGACCCACGTCGAACACGAAGCGAGCGAGACTGACGAAGAGAAAGAAGCGGAAGGCGAGCTCGGCGAATTCGAGAAGCGCACACCTCGTGGTCAGGAAGTACGGACGGCGCACGGCAAGCTCGAAGTAAAGCTGACGCCGATGATGGCAAACGATCTTTCCGAAGTCGATGTGCTGCAGTATGAGACCGAAGTCGATATCTGCCGCGCAAAGGGAATGTTCCCGTGGGTCGCCGACGATCTGAAATCGGAAACGAATCAGGCGGCGATGGGAGAGATCGGAAGACTGGCGCGCCAGAACGTGAAGCTCGGCATGCAGTCCACGTATGTGACTTCGGACAGCATCGCGGCCGACGTCACGATCCAGCGGACGTGGATGCGTCCGAGCCAGCTGATGGACATCAAGGACAAAAGCGATCGAGACAAGATGATCGCGATGTTTCCGAACGGCTGCTACGTGGTCTACGCCGGAGAAACTTTCTGCTTCGCTCGCAACGAATCGATGGACGACTGTTGGGCCCTCGGGCAGGCCTACTCCGGAGACGGACAGAACCGCAACGCCATGGGCACATCGACGATGCCCGTCCAGAAACGGCTGAACAACTGGCTGGATCTGATGAACGACATCTTCGTGCGGACGATTCCGAAGAAGTGGATGGACTCGAAAGCGTTCGCTGTCGAAACGCTGCGCCAGCAAACGAACGTGCCCGGAGACATCGGCGGATTCAAGCGCCAGCCCGGAGTACCTGTCACCGAACTGATCTTCGTAGAGCCTGCAGTAAACCCACCCGCGAATCTCGCGGACTTCATCAAGGAATACTCAGGTCCTCTTGCGGAGCTGCTCTCGGGAGCGTATCCCGCATTAGCTGGGGGCGATGTCGGCACGGCTGACAGCGGTGTAGCCATCGCCACCCAGCGAGATTCCGCGCTCGGGCGCCTCGCACCAACATGGCACTCGATCAAGAATGCGGAAGCTGTGTCGATGAAGCAGATGGTTCGCTGGGGCGCGAAGTGTCGCGACAAGTCGATCAACGAAAAGATTCCCGGCGGCGAGACGATCACTCTCGAGATCAATGATCTCAAGGGGAATATCACGGTCTTCGCCGAGAGCGACGAAAACTTCCCGGAGACCTACACCCAGAAGAGCAACAAGCTCATGGGAGTCTTCGATAACCTCGGGAAGAATCCGCAGCTCGCCGAAGTTTTCTTCAACGCTGCGAACCTCGAGTTCCTGCAGAACATGCTCGGACTATCCGATCTCGTGATCCCGCAGGTGATCTCGCGCAACAAGCAGCTCGGGGAGATCGAGCTGATGATGAAGACGGGACCTGTCCCGAATCCGCAGGTGGAAATGCTGCGTGAGAAGATCGAACAGATCAAAGCGAGCGGAGTGGATCCACAGGAACTCGCGCAGGCCGAGCAGGAGCTCGCTGCGATGCCGCAGAATATCTGCTCGATTCCAATCGAATCGACGGACGACAATGCCACCGAGGCGGCGACATGCTGGATCTGGATCAACGGCGACGAAGGCCGCAAAGCGAAGAAGACCGACAAGGATGGATTCGACAACGTGGTGCTACACTTCCACGAACACGATGAGGCAGCGAAGCAGGCTGCAGCAGCCGCGCAACAGACCGGAAAGCCGCCGAGCGTCAGCGTTGGATACAAGGACGTCGTGCAGGTCGATCAGGGCGCGGCACAACAGATCTTGCAGAAGGCTGGAGTAACTCCCTCCCCGGGGGCAACCGCTCCCGCGCCAGTCCCTGCAGGTGCAGGAGCGAAATCTCCGGCACCGCCGATACCAGTCGGCACGCCGCAAGGCGCTGGTGGAGCACCGAAACATTAAGAAAAACATCGGGAGGAAGACATGCTTGACGATTTGATCGCAGGAGCAGGTGCAGGTGCAGCCGTAGCAGATGCAGCTGGAGCAGGTGATGGGGCCGGAGCCGGAGATGGTACAGGCGCTGGTGGTGGAGCTGGAGAAGGCGCAGGTGCTGGTGAAGGCGCTGCTGAAGGTGCTGGAGAAGGAACTGGCGAAGGCGAAGGTGGAGAAGGTGCCGGAGCTGGAGAAATTGACGATCAAGCCGGCGCCGGAGAAGACGATGCGGAGCTGGGTGGCGAGACCGATGGTCGCAAGATCGATGCCGCGACACGCAAGGCACTCGCTGCACTCAAGAAGGTAGATCCCGCCGCAGCAAAACAACTATTCGCAGATCACGGGCGCGCGGAGCGAATCCGCGAAGAGCTCGGCGTCAAAAATCTCAGTGAGGCCGTAACCAAAGTCCGGCAGATGGCTGCGACGTTTGAAGCCGTCGGCGGCGAAGAAGGCCTCGTCGAGATCCAGAACGAAGTCGAGGATTACCGGAAAGAGGTCGCACAGTTCTCGAATGGCGATCCCGCACTGCTCACGCAACTCCGCGAAGCGAATCCCGAACAGTTCGCCAACATGGTGACGCAAGGCCTCGAGCAGATCGCGCAGCACATGACTGCGGACCAGTTCGACAACACGATCCTGCCGACGATGGTGGCGCGTTTGGACAAGGCCGGATTCTACGGATCGGTCACGGAACTCCTTTCGCTCATCAAGGAAGGGAAAGGTCAGGAAGCTTTCGATCTCACCACGAAGATCCACAACTGGCTGAACAACGCCAAGGGAATGGTGAAGAAGCAGCTCGACCTGAAGTCGCAGAAAAATCCGGAACGCGAAGCACTCGAGAAGGATCGCGCCGCACTCAATCAGGAAAAGCAGGAAGCGTTTGAAGGACGCGTCTCGAGTGACGTGAACCGCAGCAACAATACGGCAACGGCAAAGATCGTCGAGCCGTTCTTCAAGGACCTAAAACTCAGCCCGGAAGGCCGCCGCGAATTCGTCAACGCTCTCAATTCCCGGATCTTCAAAATAATGGCGAAGGATGTGCAGTTCCAGCGCGCCGCAAAATCACTTCTCGCCAAGGGCGACCAGGCGAGATCTGCACGATTTGTCAGCGCGAAGTTCGCCGAGCTTTTGCCGGATCAGTTCCGCGCACTCCGCAACGCGATGTATCCGAACTACTCGCGAGGTGGAACGGCGGCAAGCGCTGCAGCGGGAAAGAAAGCTGCGGCTGCTGGCGCGAACGGAAAAGAAAAGGGAGCCGCAGGGGCTGGATCCGGAGTGAACTACACCGGAGGGAAGCCGAACCGCGACGACGTGGACTGGAAGCGGACGAGCGAGACGTTGTGGATCAGTGGCCGCGCGTTTCTGAACGGGAAGCCGGACATGGTTAAATTCAACTGGAACGACGTCAAGTAATGGAGTAGGATTCCGTCGTGTTCAGATGCGAACATTGGTTCCGGAAGATTTGGGATAAGCTGGAAGAGATCTGGGAAGTGCTTGTCCAGATCTGGAGAAAACTCGAACAGGTCTGGCAAGAGATCCTGTGCATACATCGGGATATCAAGAGACTTTTGCAGTGGATTGCCCTGAAAGAGATCGACTTCGTTCAATTTGGAGGCAGTATGAATTTTTCAATCGTTCGTGGAGCAGCAGGAACCTTCACCGCAGTCCTGAATCCAGTTAATGGCGCTCAGGCTGCGGGTACAGTTCCGCAGTGGACGGCAAGCGACAGTAGCGTAGTTCTCAATCCGAGCGCTGACGGGCTTTCGTGTGACGCCACTGCTCCGGCTGGCAGCACGTTTACGACATTCGATTTGAACCTCAAGGCAACTTCCTCGGATCCGGCTGTCGGTGTCGTGAGCGTGACTCACACGATTGCGGTAACCGAGCCTGTGGCACCTCCGCTGCAGTCTATCGATTTCGCGCAGACTGGCGGCTAATTCGTTCCGAACCGCGAGTAGGTCGGGATTCCCCGGGTGCTCCCTCAGGGCGCCCGGGGATCTCGTTTTGGTATATACTCTTCTCATGTTTCGTGGCAAGAAGTGGATCAAGAAAGAACGTCGCACTCCAGAAGAAGAACATCGGATGCGATCTCAGGCCGTCAAGAAAAGCTGGAAGACACGCCGCTCCAAACGCATACTCGCTGCCTCTTCTGTTGGCTCGATCAAGGCTGGTAAAGCGAAAAGGAAGACCAGACTCCTGTTGCAGCACCATCTGGCCGAAGACGCTGGTGAGGCCATTTTCATGGAACTTCTCGATGCATTTTGTAAAACGTGACACACCCATCCGATCTCTCTGAAAACAAGTAGGAAGCTACCCTGCAAAAATTACTTGCATCCTGAACAAGTTCGCAGTAACTTCACACCGAAGAAGATGTTGGAGCCATCGGGGTCTTCCCGAAAATAAGTGCCGTACTTCCGAGGCAAGGTCAGGGGCGGGACCAATATCGGTTGAATCTCCGCAACTTCTGCATTGTTCCAAGCACATCGGGTGTAGGGAAAACTCCGCGATTGATTTCGTGTGAGTCGCCAACGTGCACGCGTTCGGGTCGCCGACCACCGTTGAGCTAATGCAGAGGTCCAACCATGGCAGCGAATCCTTTGGCAGAAGCGGCTGTTGAAGCCGTAGAGCTCGAGAATTTCGCGAAGGGCATTCCGGATCTTGTCTACAAGGGCCACACGGTCTACAACCTTTTCAAAAAGGGAAGTAAGACCTATCCGACGGCAGTGACCACGCAGGCTGGTGGCACCGCTCGTCCGGCTTTCCGTATTCCTGTACGCATTCAGTCAGGCGCAGCTATCTTCCAGGCAACTGGAAACGGCGACGCCCTGCCGCGTGGAACCGGATCGCAGTGGGTCGGTGGAGACATTTCTCCGATTGGTCTCTTCGCCGGATGCGAGATCACGTATCTCGCCCGAATCGCAACACAAGGCCCGAAGCGCGGCTTGATCAGCTTGCGCGCGGAAGAGCTGAAGAATTCTTTCAACTCCTTCATGCAGGGCGTGGACGCGCAGTTCCTGAGCGATGGCTCGGGCGCAATCGTCCAGATCCCTTCCACCGCGGCGGTCAATAACAACACTCTGGGCGGCTCCAACCCGTCCTCGATCGTCGGTCTCGGTGGTCAGGCGAACCAATTCCAAGAACAGCAGGTCATCCAGATCTTCCCCACTGAAGGCGGCGTGGCTCGCACCACTCCGGCGACGGCGACGGTTTCCTACGTCGATGGCGCAAACGACACCGTGTATTTTTCGACGGCTCTGCCGACGAACACAGCGGTGGGCGACTTCGTGATGATTCAGGGATCGACTGGTGCGCTGAACTCCGGCCTCGCCGGACTGTATGCGTATCAGGTCGCCTCGAACACGGGAACGATTCTGAATCTTGCGCGTTCAACCTATCCCGGCCAACTGTCCACGCCGAACATTGCGAAGGGCAACGCCGCGATCAACATGACCGACGCCTACAAGGCCGAGATTCTGATCGGCCGTGGCCTCGGTGCGGACAACGAAGCTGTTGCGGACTTCGAGTGGATCTGTGGACCGGATCAGGAACTGGCCGTGACGCAGCTGTACACGAACGTCCTCACGCAGAATTACGTGCCGCCCGGGGAGAAGGCTCTCGACATGGTCAAGAAGCACATGTCGCCGACTTACGGTGGCCGTCCGCTGAACGTGAGCTACACCGCAAAGCAGGGCCGTCTCGATGCAGTGTGCCCGGAGACATGGGGCATTGTGGAAACTGTAGAGCCGTCGCTCTACGATTTCGGAGATGGCGTCACCACGATGCCGATCCCCGATTTCGTTGGTCAGGGCAGCTATTTGACGTCCTCGATCTTCTTCTACAACTGCTTCCTCAACCTCTTCAACTCGAACATGAAGGCTGGCGTTTTTATTTCCGGCGCCGCCGTTCCGAGCGTGACGAGCTAATTTCCAACCTGCGTGAGAAAGGGGGAGGAGTAACGCCCTCCCCACAAATTCAAACATCGGGTGATCAATGAACGAAAATCAGACTGCAGTTGCAGGACCGATTGATGTGCTGGACCGCCGTAGATTTGAAGACAACGGCGAACCGAAGAGCACTACGGATGTGAGCGAGAGGAAGTTCAAACTCGTTCCGCGACACAAGTGGGTGCTCATCCGGCAAGTTCAGAAAGAGGAAGTGCGGACGGAAGCAGGCGTTGTGATTCCGGCAGCAGATTTCTTCCTCATGCAGGGCGAAGACAAGTCACAGCGCGGAGTGGTCGTCGCGGCTGGGCCAGAGTCCGATCTCAAAGAGGGAGACCTCGTGATCTTCACAGCGTTCCCGATGGAGATCGAAGGCCTCAAGGATCTGACAGGCGACGAACGCATCAAGCTGGTTCGGGACGAGGAAGTGTACTCTCGGGTCGTGGAATGCCAGTAAAAGGCGCAGAGACGAGAGAATGCCCGAAGGAATATCAGGACCGACTCACGCAGATCTTCGGCGTGAATCAGTTCGGAGATCCCAACTTCAAGATCGTCTGGGGCCAGTCTACTTTCATCCGGATGGGAAATATCTGGCGCGACAAAAACGGCAACGAGCGCGTCGGATACCGTGAACGCTACCAGTGTCACGGGATGCCCTGCTGGGTGATCATGCGATGGCACTCCCCGACGGAATACGGATCTCCCCGGGCCTACTACTCGAGCACCTTCGATTCACTCTCACGCCTGTACATGGTCGGCGAGTATCCATGGCGCGGACGGTATGAAATCGTCCAGCCGCTGATCTCGAAAGAGTTCGTGGGTAAGAAACTCGTCGTCACACATTTCCCGCTCACGCATTTCCTGATCGACACGCTGATCCCGATGATGGAAGCGTTCCAGAAACTTTCCGTCAAGCAGAAAGCGGCAGCGCGAGCGGCAGTGAAAGCTGTCGAGGATAAGGCCGAAACAGAAAGGATCGCGGACCAGCTCGAAGAGAACATGCCGAAGTGGTGGGGTCCGGTGTCGTACGGGAATCAGGGAATCCGCACATCTCTGCTGGACCGGAAGATGGAGCAGATCAAGAAAGTCTGGGACCGGATGAGCCGTGGTGGTCACAGGCCGAAGTTCAATCGGGGCATGGCTCTCGGCGACAAGCCGATGATTTCACACTAAAAATATCGGGAGGAAAGAGAAATGGCTTCGATTCCAGTAACAGCACAGTTGGCGCAGGACCAGCGTCGAGCGCAGCAGCAGGCGAAATCGACGCAGGACGGCGCGAATCACGGCGCCACGATGATCGAGACACAGGACAGCGGCAAGGAAGCTGGCTATGTGATCTACGTCTACAACATCCTGAACAAGGAGCACACCGTTTCGCAGCCGCCGATCTTCCCGGGCGTCATCATCCCAGCATGCAAGACGCACGAGAAATTCGCTTTCACTGTTCTTCCTCCGTTTGTGAAAGAGCCGTACTTCAAACCAGGCACAACGGAGATGTACTACAAGAACGTCGATGGGCGGAAGGCCGCGACATCGCTTCTGAATCCCAGCGCATTCCCCGGGATCAAGTGGGAAGGCCAGCTGCAGAAGTGGGACACAGGCGATCAGTACGGAAACAATTTGAACGCCTATGGCGTGTGGTGGTCCCTGACGAAGCCGGAAGAGACCGAAAAGCTCGACAGGGAGATCGCGCAGTTCAAGGAGCGCGTGCACCGGACGATGGACGAGCTCGTGAAGCGCGGCGAGGAACTAAGCGCCGGCGGCGACCTGAAGTCGATCACTCCGTGGATGCACTTCGCCATGGACTACCTCGGCAAGCAGGCGTCGTGGCACATGGCGACTCACCACATGATCACCTGCCCGAACTGCGGAGATCCCGTCAAGGAAGGGATCGCATATCACCGCAACAGTTTTGGAGAGCGCTGCATCGTGAATCCGGTTCGCTACCGCGAGATGCTCGAGATGAAGAAACAACTCGAGGAACAAGCTGGTGTCGAAGAGGATCCAGACGCGACGCAGGAAGCAGAGCTCGTCGGATCTGCGACTACTCCGGCCCGGGCGCCGAAAAAGAAAGTGGCGCCGAAGGCTTAACGATCTTCTTGGAGGTGGCCCCGTAACCCCCTGTACACCCGATTCAGGGGAGCGCGACCACCTCCAAGTCGAAATTTGCGAGAGGGAAAAATGAGCAACGTACAACCATCTCTTTTCCCGGTGATCGAGGACGTCACGACTTTGTGGCGCGCACTCGTGAACGATACATTCACCGGAGTGAGCGGCGTTGCGGGATCCGGTCGCATTGCAACCGACGATGCGCCATTCACTCTTCCTTTTCTGAATTCAGCGATCAACAAGGTTCTCCGGGATCTCCGCAACGAAGGCGTGACCTTTCCGATCAAGGACGGCATCGTCCTGAACGCAGTGCCTCCCGTGGTGCAGTCAGATCCGTCGGTCTTCGTGAACATCGGATACACGGGCACGAACAACGGGACGACGACGTCCGCTTCGCCAGCGCTACCAGGCGACTGCATGCAGGTTTACACGGTGCGCCAGCGGCAGACGGGATCGAATCTGCAGTTCACTCCGATGCGTCAGGCGCAGGAAGGCCTTGCATCTTCCTACCAGAACAACTGGCTCGGAATGTGGGAGTGGCGGCAGTACGCCATCTGGCTGAACGGATCGCTCGTGCCGCAGGACCTGATGATCCGTTATCAATCTGGTCAACCACCGATTAGGGTTGCTGCATCAGCGTTTTCAAGCACTCCTATCTTTATTCTGGACTGTGTTGACGCTCTCGCCAACCTGATGGCGGGGATGTACGGACGAGCTCGCGGAGCGAATCCAGTTTCGATCAAGTCCGTCGAAGACGCAGCCGAGGGATACATCAGCGCCATGGCCGAGGAGTACATCCGTCGGCAGCAGACGGTGACCTATCAGCGGCAGTCGTATCAGGGTGGCGGATCGAACGAAGGCACGTTCACAGATCTTGGGGCAACCGGGACGGTGCAATAATGTCGGTCTTCCGCAAGGACGGCTCGATCAACTCGGCGCAAGGACCAGCTCTGCAGGGCGTCGTCGTTTACGTCTGCACGCAACCAGCAGTCACGAATACGGTGCCGCCCTCTCCGCTCGCATCCATCTTCTCGGATAGCGCGGGGCTCGTGCCGATCAATCAATCGACGAATCCGCTGCAGAGCGACGGCCTCGGCAACTGGTTTTTCTACGCGGCCACGGGCGTCTATACGATTGTGCTCTTCGATCCGATTGGACGGATCCCGACGGTAATCTTCCCGGATCAGCAAGTCGTGAGTCAGGGCGGGGGATCGGTCACGAGCGTCGCGCTGACAATGCCTGCGGAATTCTCGGTCGCCGGATCCCCGATCAGTTCCACTGGAACTTTCGCAGTAACGAAAGCGAACCAGAACGCCAACACTGTCGCCGCCGGACCAACGAGCGGAGGCCCTGCGGCGTGGACTTTCCGGACTCTCGTCACTGCAGATCTTCCGGCGGGAGTCGGAACTGTAACGAGCGTACAGCTCGCAGTTGCAGCGAGCGCTCTTTTCACGGCGTCGATCACCGGAACGAATCCGATCATCGCCTCGGGCACGTTCACGCTGAATCTGGGTCTCGCAAACCAGAACGCGAATTCATTTCTCGCCGGACCTGCTTCAGGCGGCGCCGGCGCGACAGCTTCGCGCTTAATGGTGGCAGCGGATATTTTCGGCATCACCACCGTGGCTTTTGTGGCGACTCCGGTTTTCGACGCGTCCACTTTCCCTTCACCGCTTTTCAAGATGACGCTGACCGGAAACGTGACCTCGAGTAGTGTGACGAATCCGACGAACGGTCAATTGATCACGTTCGAGCTCACTCAGGACGGCACAGGGAGTAGGACGTTCGCGTGGCCAGCGGATTTCAAGGGAGCTTCACCGATTGCTCCGGATGCGACGCTCGTCAGCTTGCAGAGTTTTCGTCGTGACGGTTCATTCTGGCGCGCGGAGAGCCCGGGCATCACGATGGCCCCGTAAAGATTTTCACTCGCGCTTCGATGGGCGAGGAAAGTAAGACACTGCAGTCCTTCTCAGGTTGCAGACAATAGAAGGAGCCACACCATGGCCGTCGCAACACTTACAGTTAAGGCTGGATTCGTACAGACCAACGACCAGCGTACGCAAAGCTTCTGGGGCACGTTTCAGGTCAGCGCGCCGACGGACATTTATCCGGCCGGTGGGTTCTCTCTGGATCCTGTGCTTCTGGCAGCTCTCCAGCCGAACACTAATACTGGTTTAATCGGATTTCAGGCGAACGGTTCCGGTGCTGGTTATATCTATCAGCGCATTCCGTCCACCGGAAAACTGATGGTCTTGCAGGTTCCTTTCAACGGATCGCTCACCACGGCGGCGCCGCTGATTCAGTATCCGTCCTCGGCGGTGTCTGGCATCTGGGCTGACGTGATCAGCTTTGAAGCCATCTATCTCCGCAACGCGTAAGCCTTATTTTCGGCTTGTTGCTTCCATGTGGCCCAACGGCAATTACTCGGCTCGTAGTTGCCGTTGGGGTCCGGGAATCTATCCAAGGTGAGACGCGGAGATTTTTTGTGACCCATATCAGCGAGAAAATTCGCAAAGGACTTTTTCCATCTGGAGCACACAGTTACACCTCTACCCCCGTACCTATGGAAGCTGTGATAGTTGGGATTGAGACAACGCTGAAGCATGTTCCAGTAAGAAAAATATTCCGGCTTTCCCCAGTGCCCGTGTTTAGAAAGCGCGCATCCGCAACTCGTTGTTTGTTTCCCAACGAGATTTTTCCCGAGAGCGCGCTTTGTCTTTCCGCAATCGCAGAGGCACAACCAGAGAGATCCACTTTTTCTATTTGGGATCCGTTTGATTACCACAAGTCTTCCAAAGCGGAGTCCTTGAAGTGTGAGCGCTTTTCTCATTTCGTGCATTTTATAAGGGAGTAGTAAAATTAACAACGCTGATCAGCCTTTCATCTCTGCACCGATGGAGTTGATGGGTGGCCTCTACACCGAGGCCACGCCTGAATCGCTCCCGCTCGGCGCGAGCCCCCGCGTAATCAACTGCGATTTCATTCTTGGTTCGGTCTTTCAGCGCCCGGGAAAACAAAGCCAGTTCTACTTCGGAAGTATCTTCATCGAAAATGTCACGAAGTCGGCATCGAGTGTCGCTGGATCGCAGGCGCCGAATGAAGCCGCCTGGTCGAACCCAACCAACGCCACGAAAAATATTCCCGGGACGTACGCTTCCGTCACACTGAATTTCGGTGGTGGAACTGGTCCGATTGGTCCTGTCGATAAAGTGGTGACCGCTGGATCTAACATTGCTCAGGCAGGATTTTCCGTTGGTCCCATCACGCCGAGTCTCGCCGGAGAGTGGGCTTTCCTCGCTCTCCATTCGTCTGGAACTGTTTACGCCCCGCCTTTTGCCGTATTCGATTCCGTGAGCGTCCAAGCCAGCGCACTGTTCACTGGCCTGAATCCACTTACTGCCACTGGAAATTTCGGTGGACCGAATCAGACATGGGCTGCTGTTCTCGCTTCGTTTTTCACAAACGGATCCACGCCAGTAGTCTTTAACACCAATCACGGAAACAACTCGGCGTCTTTCCCAGTGTCGTCGATGGTGGTCAATCTTCCGCACTCCACGGTTCAGGGGCATACGATTCTCGTGACCTGTTACGACCTCGGTGCCGTCAACCTGAACAACGTCACTGCCGTAGACAACCTCGGGAACAACTACACGCTGATCGGGAAGTCGCAGAACGGCATTGGCGGCCGCGACATGTTCCTGCTTGGCCTTGCGAACATCCCTGCGGGAATCACTCAACTCACGATCTCAAAGTCTGGTGGTTTTGCCAGTGCCCAGTGCGAAGTGCAGGAAATCGCTAACTTCTCTTCTCCACCACCGACCCCGGGAGTGAGCCAGATCCTGCAGTCGCTGAATTTCGCATTCAACATTCCATCGACACAATTCGTGCTCGGCATGGAAGTCGAAGTCAGCGGGAATCAATCGGACCTGACGGCCAACTCGATCCTGACGGCGACAGTCGTCAGCGGTGGCGTTACATCGGCGCCTGTCACTGGCCAGCTTCCTTCTGTCGATGGGACTATCGCCCTCGGCCAGCCAACTTCCAACTTCGGATTTGCACTGACTCCTGCGTTCATGAACAGCCCGAACCTCACCGTGAATCTGGTGGCGAGCGCATCGGCGGCGAACGCTGTTTTCAATATCTATGCCGTGAAACTGAAAGTTTTCGTGACACCAAATCCGCCGCCGAATTTCAACTACATCAAAACCTTTGCAGAGACGGGCGGCGAAGTACTGACGCTGGTGCTCGGAAGCGACGGAGTCTTCTACCAGGAAGACGCGATCAATGCTCCGGGCGTGCTCACGGGTGTCGCCACGAATATTCTTCCGGATAGTTTCGCGCAGTCCGCGACAGTCGATGATCGTGAGTTCATCGCGGTATCGAATCTGCAGAACGGCACCGATGTACCGCGCACCTACACGCCGCCGAATTTCGACCGCCTGAGCCAAGTGGGCCCGGGAGCTCCTCCGGCGGCTTCCTCTTCCTCGGCGTCGAATACCATCGTGTCGATCACGCAGCCGACGGTGAAAAGCGACGTCGCTAATCCGGGACATCTTTCCGGGATCCTGTGGTCCGCTGGCCCCGGATCCACCGCTGTTGGAAACGTGCTCACCGTTTATTACGTCGGAACAAATTTCCAGCCAGTTGCTGATCCGGATCTCGTGATCGGCGCCGGCGTGCAACTTGCCGGAATCGATCCCTCACAATTCGCTGGCCAGACGGTGAACGGCGATTACATCATCACGAGCGTTGGACAGGGCGTTCCTCCGGGCGCGGCACAATCGCGCTGGTATTTCACGGTGACGATGCCGTCGTCGCAGTCGATCAATCAGGCGAATCACATCGAAGCGCACGCACCGACAGGAACCTATCAGGTGACAACGGCAACCCTGACGGCTGCCGCGCAGGTTCCGAATCTCGAGGTTGGCGGCACGCTGCAGATTTCCGGGACCGGAGGAGCTCCGACTGCCGGATACGATGGCAGCTGGACCGTCAACGCCACGCCGAACGCTTCGCAGCTGCAGATCACGAGCACGGTGCTCAATGGAAACGTGGCGACGTACGGATTCAACCTGATCACGGGAACGAATCCTGTCGTCGGCCAGATCATCACTGTCAGCGGAACACTGAACGGAAACGGGATCTTCAACGTCCAGAATCAGGCGATCTCCGCGACGTCGCCGGGATCGTTCTCGATCACCTTGTTCGGTCCCAATGTTTCGTCAGCTGCTGAAACCGGATCAGGCATCATTTTCGGAACGATCTTCCAATTTGATCCTCTGGTGATCGTCGGCAACAGGCTCGGTGGGAATCTCGTCACCACCGGGATCATCAGCGCTGGCGTGCGGAAGGTCTGCTACTCGTTCCTGACGCGAAATGGCTTCATGACCCAGCCTTCGCCGATTACGACTTTCGATGTGACATCCGGCGCCGCGAACCTGCAGATCTCGAATCTCCTGACCGGACCCTCGAACGTGATCGCCCGGGTGATCCACCTGACGGCCGCGAACGGCAGCAACTTCTACAATATTCCCGAGCCCGTTCCGATAAATGACAACGGAACGATTGTCACCAGCACATCGACGTGGGTGAACGACAACACGACCCAGAGCGTCACACTGAGTTTTTCAGATGGTGTGCTCCTCGCCGCCGATCAGATCGATATTCAGGGAAACAACCTCTTCGAGAATATCGAGCTCGGAAGCTGTGTTGCGCTGATCCCTTACAACCAGCGGATCTTCGCCGTCGGCGAACAGAACAAGATCACAAATCTGCTGAACTTTTCCTTTGACGGCGGCATTACGGCCTCCGGAGCTCCAGCCGGATGGACCGTGGATCCAACGAACGGCGCCGGCGGCAGCGTTGTGAGCTCGCCCGTTTTCGGAAACGCTTATCAGATCCTGAATTCCTCGGGCATTTCGCAAGCAACCTACGGGATGATCACGCAGAACGCGTTCGAGGATGAATTCCTCGTGCCGATCATCAACGCGTCAACGACGTACAGCGTGCGCGTGACCGCACAGGTGCCGACAGGAGCTGCTGGCGGAAATCTTGTCGTGGATCTCTTCAGCCCGTCGTTCAACAAAGTTTTCGGATCGTTCACTCAGGCGCTCTCCGGAATCGCGACAACGATGCAGATCTTTACCGGGACGCTGCTGACGACAACCTTTGCTCCAGTTCCCAGCGATCTCCTGATCCGGATCTACGCGACGACGATTGCGAATGGCGTCGAAGTGATCATTGATCGCATCGAGCCATTCCCCACGGAGACGCCGAACCTGAACGTGCAGGTGATCGGTTCTTATAGCGAGGCTTTCGAGCAGTTTGATCGTCTGACTGGAATCGTGAAGGCGAACCAGCAGAACCAGCAGCCAGTCGTTTCCGGATTCGTGCTCTCTGGAAATTTCTATCTCGTGAAGACTGGCTCGATCGTCGCCGTCAACAGCAATGACACGACGGAGCCATCGTTCTGGAATACGCCGCGCGTCATTTCTCAAACCGTCGGTGCTGTCGGTCCTTACGCTGTTTCGCTCGCCATCGACACGAAGAATTCCGGCGAAGAGTGGGCCGTCATCGCCAACCAGGCAGGAGCATTCCTCTTTCAGGGCAGCCAGCCGATCAAGCTTTCTGAAGAGATCCAGCGGCTCTGGAACATGATCAACTGGATCGTCGGCTACACAGTGTGGGTGCAGAACGACATCATCAACCGCAGGATCCTGATCGGCGTGCCGCTTAAGGCGCTGCAGGTGGATGGAACCGTGCCGACGTGGCTCCCTGCAGGACTTTTCACGGACAACAATCCGCAGACCCCGAATGCGATCCTTGCGCTGAACTACAAGCAGCTGAACACGGCGAACGCGCTCGCAAGCGACGTGATGATCCACCGGAGCTACTCCGGGAAACTGATCGCCTCGGACATCGTGCGGAAGTGGTCGATCTGGACCGTGAAGGCGCCGTGCGCCGCCTTCGTGCAGCGGCTGGACACAACGACACCGCTCTTCCTCGGGAATTCGGATCACAACGGAAAGATCTTCGCGCTAATCGAGGGCCTGCTGCAGGATGACGGCAATGCCGTCAACCAGATCTACGCGACAGCAGGCTTCATGCCGACAGAGGCCGCCGAAGGAATGCAGCTGGGCGTCACGCGGTTCACATTCGAGTACGCGACGATGGTGATCGACGGATCTGGAACTGTCGTGACGACGGTCTATCCGAACACGCTCGACACTCCGTACTCGCACGTCCTGTTGCCGAATCTGGCGCTGCCGGCGTCTACCAACGGAGACGTCGAAATGCCGCTGAACGAAACCGGATCGCGTCTCTTCCTGATCTTCAGCTCGAACGCAGTTGGATCAGGATACGAGCTCTCGCGGCTGATCGTGATGATGACAAAGGATCCATGGAGCCCGATCCGTGGCGTGAATAACTGAGGCTTAATTATGCCCATCGACATCGAAAAGGAGATCACCTTCCTCCGCAACATTCCGGAGATCGGACGCTATCTGGGTGAAGCGTTCCGGAAGATGGTCGATGGAACAAATCTGCTGGGCCAGAATTCAGCGGTGGATGCGGTTGGAACGATGCCGCCGCCTCCGACAGTGCAGCAGCTGCAGGTGAAGACAAACGGCGCAGGCCTCGTCCACGCCGTGATCACCGATAACAATCCGATCCAGAGGAACCTGCACTACTTCGTCGAGTACGATACGGATCCAAGTTTTCTAAAGCCGCACGTCGTTCACCTCGGCGCATCCCGTTCAATGAACCCGTTGAACCTGCCAGCGCTCGACGACAACGGGAATCCGCAGAAGTTTTATTTTCGCGCCTATTCGCAGTACCCGGGAAGCAAACCAGGCACAGTGGTGCATTTTGGCGGCGACATGCCGACGGCAGTCGATCCCGGAGGAACGCAGCAGATGACGCTGCTCCCATCGACGGGATCCGGAACCGCGCAAGCGACAGGTGAGCAGGGCGGATCTGGTTTTGGTAAAGTCCTCTTCAGGCCAGCGCCCAGTGCGAAGAGGTCCGCGAAGTGATCAGGCATTTCGACTTCAGTGAAATAGAAAAAGCGCGTGAGATTCACAAGGCAAACGGACTCGACGAAAGATGCTTCCCGGATCTCGAAGTCAGGACCGAGAAGGGCGATATCGTTCCGAATCCGCTTTTTGTCGTGAAAGAAGTTTTCGAGCACGAAGGCGCGCCAGTGCTGATGAGCTTTCTGAAGATCACCTCGGAGCTCTACCTGCTCGTCGATCACACGGTGGGAACGCCAGCGGATCGCTGGGAGTGGCTCAAGGCTTTCAAGGAGCACATGAAAGTGGAAGCGTGGCGGCTGGGTCTCGATCAGATGTCTTGCTGGATTCCACCGGAGATTGATAAGGCTTTCTCGAAAAGACTGTTAGAATTGGGGTTCATTAAGAGTCCCTATGTCTGCTACACGCTTTTGATCGAGGACTGATGCCCTACCGAAATCGTTCTGACCGTCTTGCTCGAGCTCGAAGATTCTATAAAAACAACTCGCAAATAGTCCAAAGTGAAAACCGGATCAATCGATGGAGGAGAAACTTCAAAGTCACTGAGGATGATCTCCTGCGAATGCTCGATGAGCAAAAGGAACTTTGTGCAGTTTGCGGGGAGCCTTTTCTTGACGGTTTCAGGTCACTTACGGAAAGAGGTACTGTGGATCTTGTAGCCACAATAGATCACGACCATCGATGCTGCCCAGGAGAAAAGTGTTGCGGAAAGTGTATCCGTGGAATCGTTCACTTCAAATGTAACCGGCTAATGGGTCTGGCTGACGACGACGCAACAATTCTAAAGAAGTGCATTGAATATCTGGAAAAGCACGGCGTTACGTGTTAGATTCAAAACCGAATCGGGTATAGTGAGGAGCATTCCCATGGCCCGATTTCTTCTCAATCCAACCTTCTCAATCGAAACAGGCCAGCTTCTTTCTCACGACGGGGAATTCTTCGAAGAACCTAAAATCCTTTTTGATCGCGGCGCCGCCGGAACAGCGAAGAAACTCGGCCAGCAGGCCGGAGAAACCGGAGCAACGGCTGGATCCGAAGCCGCCGTTGATCGATCCTCCGTCATTCCCGGGTTAGTTCGCGACGTCAACAATCCAACTGGATTCACTCCTGAGCAGCAGAACAATATGCTCGTGAAGCAGCAGGAAGCGGCTGGCGGTGGAAACGCAGCCGTGACCGGAGAAGGGCGCCTTGCGGCCTTGCGTACGCGCACCGCCGGAGGTTTCGCGCCGGCGCTCGCCGAAGCCGCGCGTTCAAAGGGACGCACGCTCGCGACAGGAGCTCTCGACGTAGCGAACCGCAACGCGGAGCTCGAGCAGCAGAAGCAAGCGCAGGCGCGCCAGCAACTGCTCGGACTGTACGGCGTCGATACATCGAATATGTTGAAATCCATGGGCCTGCAGTCTCAGGATCTTCAGGATCAGCTCGCCGCTGGCCGTCAGGGCTGGCTGCAGAACACCGAAGGCGTGCTGGGTACCCTCGGAAATCTCGGATCGAGTGCGGCTGGAGTTAAGAAAGCGTTCGCCTAAGGGAAACTGATGGCTCTCTCTCTCGATGACATCATTGCAGCTCCGACAGATCCCGATCTCCTGAACCAACATCTTCAGGGATTAGGGCTCTTGAAGCGGCCGGAAGAAACGGCGCCCGTGCAGGTTGCGCCGATGTCTACGGTAACGCCGCATTCTGACGTCGCTCCGATGTCGCCAGTGAGAACAGAAGCAGGAGCAGCTGCGCCACTGACTGGTCTGAATCGCGAGCTCGCTCTTGGTGCAACGGTTCAACCGAACAAACCTGTGGCGCACATGGCGGATCTTTCCGGGGGACCAGAGATCGGCGCTTCCGCAACACCTGAGGGTGGAGTCACCGTGAAGCCGATGACTCTTCCAACTCTCACGCACACAGAAAAGATGGCGCTTCCGCAAACCTCTCCCGGGGTCTCTGATGTGGGTAGCGCGGGATTCACGCGCAACGAGCTCGAGCGGCTCGAGGAGCAGAAAGCGCATCCGTGGGGAACTCCTGAAAATCATCCGGGCGCTCTCGGGAAGATTGGCCACGTCGCTGGCAAGATCGGAAATATCGCGCTCGATGTTTTGGCGCCTGGTATCGGCGTCAATATTCCGGGAACCGATCTGAACCGGATGGCGAATGAATCCGAACTGAAGCGTGAGCTCGCTTCGCGCACTGCAGCGGAAGGCCAAGCGAAGAACCTCGCCTCCGAAGAAGCAGCTCGCGACGTCACTACCGCCGAGGGCCGTGAACGATTGAAGAAAATGCAGACCGAACAAAGTCTCGAGAAGGATTCCGAGGGCAATATCACCGGATGGAAAGGCCCTGACGGAAAACTTCACTCGCTTGATGAAGAGGGAACTCCGCAGGCGATCAAGGACATCGCCGCTGAAACGACAGCGAAGCAGACGAAACCGACGATCGAGAAGATGGACAACGGCGACATCGTTGCCATCACTCCGGGAGTCAATGGAGCTCCGGCGAAATCGCAGGTTGTCTATCACGGGGATCCTAAAGTCGAGACCGAGGTAACGCAACGCAGCGTCGGTGGTCAGGAGCACAAGATCCTGATCAACAAGAAAACGGGCGAGGACATCAAGGATCTCGGCGCATTCAAGACCGAGGTCTCTCCGACGGCAGCGTTACAGAAGGAAAAAGCCAACGAGCGTGTTGTTCTGGCCTACGACGATCAGAACAGAGCGCACCTGATGTCGAAGGCTGACGCTGATGAAGAGCACATGCATCACATCACTGCGGCGCAGTCCGGCGACATCGACAAGGCCAAGACTCACCACACTGTACTGAACACGCTGCAGACGCAGCTCAACAGCGTCGTGGATGCCAGTAAGGCGCTCGATCAGGGATATGCACAACGTGCGATTATCGCGAAGGCGCTCTCCCATTCTTCGACCACAACCTTCGATGAACTGGTTCGCGCCGCTGCACTCTCTGGAGCAACGGAGCCAACGAAGAAGTATGTTCAGGCAGTGATTGCACTCCGCGAAGCAAGTCTTGGACTTCCAAAGGAGATCACTGGTGGATCGCGTGTTTCCGAAGTGCAGGCTTCGGCCTTGTGGGCTACGGCTCCTTCCGCCAGCTCACTGAACAGTCAGTACGCAATTGACCAATCGAAGAAATTCCAGAAAGACATTGATCGCCTGCGGGAGCGCGCTCCTGAAGTTCGTGGCCTGACAGTTGTCGATCCCAATGACGCGATCAAAACCAAGGAAGCCGAGAAGCAGCACGCGATTGGTGGAGGCGAGGAAGGAAAATATACCGTCGGCCAAGTCGTTAAGGGTTACAAATTCAAGGGCGGCGACTGGAAGAAGAAAGAAAACTGGGAAAAGCAATAAATGGCTACTGAAGAAAAAGGGCCGTGGGAAGACGAGGAAGATGGGCCGTGGAATGAGAAAGTAAAAACGGCCTCCGCTGCAGCTACGGCTGAACCTCCGTCCGATGAAGAGATCGAAGCGGCGTACGGCAAAGACGTCTCTCCGAAGATCCGCGCAGCCGTAAAAAGCGGCGTCGCGCCGATGAAGCCGCCGACGAAGTTCGAGCAGGATCGTCCACAGATCAAAGAAAATTACGGATTCACTCCCGGCAACGTAGCCAAAAATGCAGTGGAAGGCGCAGCTGGCCTCGTTAAATCTGGTGCCGAGGGTCTGTACGACATCGGTTTCGGACAGGGCAAGGACGAAGAGGGAAATATCAAGCACGGCGTCGGTGGACTTGTCGGGATCAACGACAAAGGCGAGTTCGCTCCCATGGAGCGCCTCAACGCACTCACGCAGAAATATGTAACGGATCCCGCAGTCGCCGAATGGAATAAAGGAACTGAAGAAGGCGGCCTTGCTGGCATCGGTCACAAAGCACTGTCGACGATTCCTCTGGTCGGCCCGTGGGCCGGAAGTATCGGCGAACAGGCTGGGACCGGAGATATCGGTGGTGCCACTGGTCAGGTCGCTGGCCAAGTCGCTCTTGGTGAGCTCGCTCATCACGCCCCGGCGCTTGCCGACAAAGTTGTGCGTGGAACTCCGCTCACGGAAGCTGGAAAGCTCGCGGCTGCGAAGGAACAGGCACTAACCGTCAAGAAACCGTCGATGACGGAGACGGAATACTCCGCGAAGGTTCAGGCGGCCATGCCGGATCTCCAGAAAGTCGCGCAGGACAATGCCGGGAAGATTAAAACGCCGCGCGATGCCGTCGGTGCGATCAATCGTCGCGTTCAGGAGATGGAAGCGCCAATCGGTGAGCACCTGAAGGGTCTGAACAGGCCAGAAGACATGGTGCACGTCGATCAGTACCACGATCAGATCGACAAAGCCATCGATGCGGAGATGGCGAAGCATCCCGGGCAGCTGACGGCCGCAGAAATTGAGAAGGCCAAGACCCAGATCGACAAATTTGTCGGCGATCAGCCGAAAACTCTCGAAGAAGTCGAAGGAAACCGCAAGCGATTGAATCAGGACGCGGAGGATTACTACAAATCGCGTCCGGCCGACAAGCGGGTGATGGATTCCTCTGACGCAACAGCGATTGCACAGCGTGCGGCGGCGAATGCGATCCGTTCGATCCTCTACGGGGACGACGCGAACCCCGGATTACTCGAAAAAGCTGGTGTGACGGCCGTCGACCAGGCGGGGAATCAAGTTCCGCTCCGCGAATTCCGCCAGAAAGTCGGAAACCTTCTCGAAGTGCGCGATCATTTCGAGGATGCGATTGTCCGCGCGGAACAAACCGGAAACTGGAAGGCGTTCGATAAACTGCACAGCGGTTCTTCGTTGGCCGCTGGTGGTTTGGGTGCCATCGGTGGACTTGTGGCTGGTGGTCCGATTGGCGCGCTGTTCGGAACGCTCGCTGGCGAGGGTGTGAAGGCGTGGGGCGACTACCTGCGCTCAAAAAATCCGAATCTGAACGTCCAAAAAATGTTCCGGAATCTCGAGGCTACCGGAAAACCGAATACGATCGAGCCAGTCACGAAGGATATCCAGCATCAGTACCAGAACGCCATCGGACCACAGACTTCGGACTTCGCTGAACCAATTGGGCCAGCGCGGCCGCCGGGGAATTTTCAGATGGAAGAGCTCCGGCCGAATCAGGATGCCCTCTGGCAGCAGCAAGTAGGCCAGCCGCAACCGCTCGAGACCGGGGCCCCTTCGCCGGGACGGCACGTAGAGCCCATAGGACCGCAGCCACAGGCCGAAGCGCCTCTCGGACCCATCCAAGGCCAGCAGATCCCTTTGCACCTCCCCAGCGGCCCGGAGGAGGCCCCACTGTTCGGTATAGAGCATCCTGCCCCCCGGGCACGAACTTCCGGAGCTCCGGAGGCCCCTGCGGAACCTCCGGCAGCCGTCGGAGGGCCCGGGCGAGAGGGTACGCTCGGCCGGATCGACTTGACGCCACAAAAGACGTCCATCGAGGACCTGAAAGTCGGCGACACCTTCGTCGACG